GGTAAACGATGGGAATGTGTTCACGCTGACGGAAGACACGCGATCATATTTCTGCGCCCCGACAACGAAGTTTGTACGCAGAGCATTTGGCGGTGATATCCGGTTCCCGATGGAAGGGAAACTTGTGGATTGGGATTTTAACAACGAATTGTTGAGCAGAAACCCGGTCAGCAAGTACACCAATATCACGGCGTATCATTACAACCATCCGAGAGAAGGTAGTATCTGTAATCTGGTGACAAGAGGATTGATGTAAGAGATGATGAAAAATGTTTTCTATTGGCCCAACATCAACTGTATTGGCGGCGTTGAAACATTCCTGTTTGAGATGGCGAAAAAGTATGGGAAGACTTACGATCTTACCCTGTACTATAAAGTTGGTGACAAAGCGCAGATTGACAGATACCGGAAGCTGATGCGGGTAAAGCAGTATCACGGTGAGAAAATCAAGTGTGAAAAGGTTTTCTTCGGTTGGGGTACTGATATCATCGACAACATTGAGGCGAAAGAGTATTACCAGACTCTTCACGCTGACTATAAGGCGCAGAATCTTCAGCCTTGCCGCGATCCCCGCATTACTGCCTATCTCGGCGTGTCCCAAGCGGTATGTGATGTATTCACGGAAACCTTCGGACTCCCCGCCGAGTTGTGCTATAACCCTCTGACGGTTGAAAAGCCAAAGAAGATGCTTCGCCTGGTGTCGGCAACACGACTGACTTGGGAGAAGGGCGCGAAACGGATCGCGCAGCTTGCCGATGCTCTGGATGCTAAAGGCATTCCATACACTTGGGAAATCTTTACTAACAGTTCAACGGCGGCTGTGCAGACAAACAGCAAGAACCTTGTGTTCCGTAATATTCGGTTGGATATCAGGAATTACATTGCGGATAGTGATTATTTGGTTCAGCTTTCGGACACTGAGGCATACAGTTATTCGATTATCGAGGCTCTTGCTCTTGGTACTCCGGTCATCGTTACTCCGTGGCCTTGCCTGAAAGACTTGGGCGTAGTTAATGGCGTAAATGCTTTCGTTCTCCCGTTTGATATGAATGATATTCCTGTTGACGCGATCTACAAGGGATTGAAGAAATTCAAATATGAGATTCGGCAAGACAGATACAATGAGTATTTCGCACCTGGCAAGAGCAATTATGAGAAAGAGAAACTTGAGCCTGTAAAAATCAGATGCACTCATGTTTATTACGATATCATGCTTCAAAAGCAGCAGAATCCGGGGGACGAGCAGATTGTAACGAGGGAACGGGCAGAAATGCTTTGCGAACTCGGAGTGATTGAATTTGCAGAGGGGTAAGTCATGGCAAGCGTGTTACCATTCGATGAACTGAATAGGTTTAACACGCAGATTCGGGAGCGATTCGGGGAAACGAAACTTGTTAAGGACAATTCCGAAGATATCATAGATATGCTCCTCGACTTGTTTCTTCTGGCTTATTCAACCGGGAACAATGTTACAAACATGAATCTCGGTTCTGCGTGGACTCCGACACTGAATGATGTTACAAAAACTGTAAACAAGAAGGTTGCCGGGAAAACATGGGAAGACAGGGTAAAAGAATACTTCTCAAATGGCGGCAACGTGGACGATATCGTGCGGATAGCCGAAACGGAAACCCACAGGATAGCGAATACCGCCGCACTGGAAACCGCAAAGAAAGCGGGAGCGAAAAGCAAGACTTGGGTTACGATGATGGATGATAGAGTCAGGGAAACCCATGATTATCTTGAGGGCGTGACGATAGGCATAGATGATGAGTTTATCACGTTTGACGGGGATCATGCTTTCGCCCCTGGGTTATTCGATCTGGCAGAGAACAATGTCAACTGCCGCTGTGAATTGTTGTTTAGCTGAGAAATCAGTTTAACATATACCAGTCAGTGAAGACTTAAAAACGCAATTAGTCAGGGAAGACTTTAATCGCAAACCATAAGTCAGGGAAGACTCTAAAACGCAAGGAGTAGAGAGATGAAAATTGATACGAGTAAGATTGAAGGCTACGCAGAGATGTCTGCGGAGGACAAACTGAAAGCTCTTGAGGACTTCGAGATCGAGGAGCCAAAGGACAACAGTGAAGAAGTTAACAAACTTAAAACGGCACTCTCAAAGGCAAACTCTGACGCTGCCGAGTGGAAACGCCAATACCGGGAAGGGTTGGACGCATCAAAGAGGGCAGAGGAAGAGAGAGCAGAGAGGGAGAAAGCAGTTGAAGAAGAACTGCGTGGACTCCGCAGAGATAAGGCTGTGAGTGGATATGTTGCTCAGTGTCTATCTCTTGGCTACGAAAAGGATTTAGCACTCAGGGCGGCAGAGGCTATGGCTGACAACGATGCCGCCGCGATTCTGGCTTGTCAGCAAGAATTTTTGGAGAACAAGAAAAAGGAGTTAGAGGCGGCTGCTCTTAACAAACAGCCTACGATTACTCCCGGTTCTCCCCCAACAGCGCAATCTGCCGACCTTGACGCTTATAACAAACAGCGTAAGGCTTGGGGACTGCCGCCTGTCAAATCAATGTAAAGGAGATATAAGAAATGGCAACTACTGTTTCCCCCGCCATTGCTAATAGCATTGGCCTTGCAACTGAGTACGTCCCTCTTCTGGACGCAAAGTATCAGTATGAATCCCGTTCCGCGATTCTCGACACCGCACAGGATAGGGTTGTGTACGATCCTTCGGCGCATACATTCAACCTGTTTGAGATCAGTGTCGTTGGCCAGGGTGATTATAGCCGCAACAACGGTTTTGTTCGCGGCGATGTGACTGCCTCTTGGCGTTCCTATGCCCCACAGTATGACCGTGGCAGACAGTTCCTGGTTGACAGAATTGACGATGCCGAGGCCAAAGGAATGGTGATCCCGTCTGTCGGAGAGGAATACATGAGACTTCATGTGATTCCCGAAACGGACGCTCTCAGATTCCAGGCGTATTCCAAGAGTGCTGATGACAGCATGAAGACTGCCGAGAATATCTCGACTGGCTCTGGTGCTGTGGATGCTATTGATCTTGGTATCGAAAAGCTGGACGATGCGGAAGTCCCGTATGAGGGCCGCATCCTGTTCGTCAATCCCACCATCTATCGTCTGCTGAAAAGCGGCATCACCCGCTACACCATGAACGGGGAGAACGGCATTGATTACAATGTCGAGATGTACAATGATATGCGGGTTATCACCGTTCCGAAGGGCCGTTTCAACACCGTTATCACTCTGGCCCAGCCGAGCGCACACGATGACGCTGGTGGTTACACCTGCGCTGGCAGCACAATCAACTTCATGATTATTCATCCCTCTGCCGTCATGCAGGCCAATATCTTCACTGAGCCTCGCATCTTCTCTCCCGCTGTGAACCAGCAGGCCCAGGGTTGGATGTGGGACTTCCGTCAGTATCACGGCGTGTGGGTCAAGAAGCAGAAAGCCAACGGCATCTATGTGAATGCCCCCACTGTGGTGTCTGCGTAAACCAACCAACACGGGGAGAGGCGTAATACCCTCTCCCCATAAGGAGTGCTGACTATGACTGACGCTGAGAAACTTTTGGTCATCAAGACTCTTTTGAGTGATGGCGGCGATTTGCCGAGTGACGATAAACTGAACACTTACATTACTCTGTCCAAAGCTGAGATTCTTGCGTGGAAGTATCATTTAATCGGCGGTGTACCAGAAGATGTTACGGATGTTCCCGCTGCTGATGAAGTGGCGCAGATTTATGCTGTTGTAGCTGGATATACTCATGCCGGGGCTGAAGGTGAGAAGCAGCATAACGAGAACAGCGTTACACGGTATTTCATGTATGAGGATATGATCGGATATATCCGCAATCATGTTCTCCCGTATGTGAGAGTTGGTGCTGTGTCGTGAGGACTCTGCAACGAAACAAACGTGATATCTGGTATGCACTGTATAACAGTGTTACCGATGTGGTGGATGATGAGGGAAACTACACTGGAGAACAGACGGTCAGTTACGGAACGCCTACGCTGGCGAGAATGAATGTTACAGGTGGTCGCGGGGCGGCGGCAATCGAAGAGTTTGGAATTGAGAACCCGTTCACACGGACGGCGGTTACGGATGATCTGACAACGGAATTTGATACCGATACTATTTTCTGGTTCGGTGTTACTCCGGGGAACAGTTATGATGATGTGCCGCACAATTACCGTTGTACTGGTGTCGCAAGGACAATTAACGGTTGTCTGATCGCTCTTGAAGAATTGGATGTGACTCATGAAGATAACACTCCAATT